TGATTGCCGCAAGCAAATCTCCGAAATCACTACCATTTCCTGTAGTCGCAATATCTATGTACTGAATGAGGCTACTTCTTGCGACAGCATCAGTTCCGCCCATAATCAAACCAACTGCCGCTGCGGTCGGAGCCGGGATCGGGTTCACGCCGCCGTTAGCGTTGGAGCAGCCACCAAAATAACCAGTATTGCGTATTAAATCGCCAAAATCAGTTGCGTCTCCAGTAGACGCAATCGTGATGTAATCAATGATGTTGACATTACTTATATTGGTTTCGCCGCCCGCAAATACGCCGCGTGTAGAGGACGAGCAACTAGCCAAATCATATCTGGCAGTAGTTAAATCGCCAAAGTCTGTAGCGTTTCCGGCTGTTGCAATAGTGACGTAGTTAATGACGTTGGTTGTAGAGAATCCACCGCCAATGACACCTCTTGTATTGCTTGAGCAAGCAGCGAGCAAACGGGCTGCTACCGTTAAATCGCCAAAATCTACGGCATTACCCGTAGAGGCAATCAACACATACTGAATGACGTTAATGGCTGTACTGGTTGTTATTCCACCCGCAAAAACACCGCGAGTAGGAGATGAAAATGCAGATAATTGACTAGAAGCTGGATCTAAATCGCCAAAGTCTGTGGCATTACCCGTTGACGCAATCGTGACATACGAAATAGTGTTGGTTATGCCAGTAGTTGCACCGCCACCAAAAATGCCGCGAGTGTCGGAGTTACACCCAGCAGCAAGCACGGTCGCTGCTGCTAAATCACCAAAGTCTACCGATGTGCCAGTATTTGCAAACGTAACGTATTGAATGACATTGAGAGCAACTGAAGCGATGTCTTGACCGCCCGCAAACAAACCGCGAGTAGTAGACCCGCACGTTGCGCTGTTGTAATACACTCGCGCCAACAAATCACCAAACACCGCAGCATCGCCAGTTGTGGCAATGTTGATGTATTGAGTCAACGACGTAAATCCACCGCCAGCCCCTGCCGCCTGACCACCACCAAACACACCAATAGCTGCGCCGAGGGGGGTTGCAGCGGGGTTTGCACCTGCGTTGGCGTTTGAACACGCGCCAAGCGATCCTCTTGCAACAGTTAAATCGCCAAAGTCCGTGGCATTACCAGCAGATGCAATAGTAATGTAGTCAATAACATTAGTCGCGGTGCCGTCATTTGACCCCACTGTACCGCCGCCGAACAATCCGCGAGTTTCTGATGAGCAACCCGCCAAAAACATAACTGGCGCACTTAAATCGCCAAAGTCTGTAGCGTTTCCAGTAGAAGCAATCGTAATGTAAGAAATAACATTTGTTCTTGTTCTATCGTTAGCAGTATCACCACCGCCAATTACGCCACGGGTGCTGGAAGAACAAGCTCCCATTTTACAAGTCGTTTGAGTTAGATCACCAAAATCAATCGCATTTCCAGTAGATGCAATCAAAACATAATCAATAGTATTAACAGCAGCAAAAGAACCAGATATAACGCCACCAACAAAAACACCTCTGGTTGGAGACGAAAGTCCGGCAAGTCTTCCCACTGATGAATTCAAATCGCCAAAGTCTGTGGCGTCACCAGTCGTTGCAATAGTGATGTACTGAATGACATTGGTTATTGAAAACGGACTTGAAATAATTCCGCCAGCAAACAACCCTCGTGTTTCTGAAGAACAACCGGCAACTCCGTAAGGAGGGTTTAACAAATCTCCAAAGTCTGTGGCGTTGCCAGCAGAAGCAATCGTGACGTAATTGATAACATTGGTAAAACCACCACCAAAAATACCACGGGTGGTAGAAGCAAAACCCGCTAACTCGGATGGAGCGTTAGTTAAATCTCCGAAGTCACTTGCGTTACCGGCTGTTGCAATGTTGACGTAATCAATGACATTTGTTCCTCCTCCCGCAAACAACCCACGCGCAAGCGGCCCCTGTAGCACCGCACCCAGCAGGATTTGAATAAGCGACATGGCTTTAGCTCAAGTTGCCAGTAAGTACACAGAGCGACGGGTTAACAAAGAGAATGGTTGCGACACCTCGCGTTGCTAAAGTTACGGATGCTTTATCAGAGTCAGTTCCAGCGATATAAGCAGTCGTAATCGAACAAGTAATGGTTATGTTGCCTGTCGTATCGTTATAGATAGATACAGCATTACCCGCACTAAATACATCGTTTGGAACTGTAATAGTTCCACTCGTACCGACCGTAACAAACTCGCCAATATCTGAAGTTGTCAGCGTATAAGAAGATGTTTTTGCAGCACCGGCTGACGGAATGTTACGAAGGTTTCCTGCGCCATCCGACGAAGTAGTGAACGTCGCGCTTGTGCCAGTAACCGTTGTGATGTTGGCCGAGGTAAAGCTACCATTCGTGTAGCTGGCACTCGTTCCTGACAGCGTGGTGATGTTGGCTGATGTAAAACTACCGTTGGTGTAGCTGGCACTCGTTCCTGACAGCGTGGTGATGTTGGCTGATGTGAAACTACCATTGGTGTAGGTGGCAGTTGTACCTGAGAGGGTAGTGATATTGGCCGAAGACGCGCTTAACGTCGTAACCGACAAACTACTAGGTATTCCAGCCAGATAACTTGTTGCTTCAACAACATCCGTACCGTTCGACACCAAGATAACTTTGGCACCCACTGCAACAGAGACGCCGGTCTGACCGGCGACTTTCACCGTCACCGCACCAGAAGCGTTGTTGTAGATAAAGTAGAGCTTCTTGTTAGCAGGGACGATTAAATTCGTACTGGCTCCACCGGTTCCCGTCAGTTCAATGAACATGTTACGGGCGACACCGGTCGCACCGTTCGGGATCGTGATGGTCGTGTCAGTACCGGTTGCGACGGCCTGAGTGACGTAACCTGAGATGGCTTGCTCAATGAGCGTGCCGAGGTTCGTATTTGTGGTGTTACCCCACGTACCGGCCTGATCGCCCGTGCCGATAAGCTCAAGGGCCAAATTAGTTGAATATGTACTAGCCATCTTTAATTACCTCACGCCGCGATTTGCGTCCAGTTCGCGTTCTGGTTTGTATTAATTAAGCCCCATACGTTAGCAGCGGGCGATTGAGAACCAATACTACCTGTCGCAGATACCCCTGTAACTAGGTACGCAACTTCAACATTTACCGTACCAGTCTCGCCTGTTGCAGATACCCCAGTGACAAGGTACTCAGATTTTTGAACAACATCGCCAAGTTGAGCAGTCCCTTCAACGCCTGTAACGTCAAGAATTTGGTCCGTAACAAGCGATACTGTGCCAATTTCTCCGATCGCCTCAAGTCCGGTTACCGCCAGAATTTGTTCAGTAAAGACCGCTACATCGCCCAGTTCGCTAGTTGCTTCAAGGCCCGTTACGACCTGAGTGTGCCCAGCGATAACAATAAAGTTACCGATCTGGAACGTGCCTTCAACTCCCGTAACCGACAATATCTGTTCAGTGACAAGAGAAACGGTACCGATCTGTCCGGATGCCGAAACACCCGTAACCGGCACAATGAGTTCAAGGAAGACTGTGGCATCGCCTAGCTCCCCCGTACCCTCAACGCCATCTTCAATAACAATCGCGTCAGCAACGACAACTTCATCACTGAGTATCGCCTGAGCTTCAACTCCAACTACATCTACAAGAATGACAACCGTGACATTTCCTACCGCACCAGTTGCAGTAAGATTTCCAACACCCTCGCCCCAACCTTGTTCGCCCCAGCCTACGCCAGAAGCGTTCCAACCGTCGAAGGCGACAATGACGCCAGCCACGGCTTTTGCCTACTTAGGCGATGCGAAGGATCGCAGTCGAAGCAGCAGCAGCCGGGAACTGGATGGTGAAGTTACCAGCCGTGGAGGTCTTGTCACCGCCAAAAGCCAGAACCGCAACAGCCTTATCACCTTGCGTGGCGTTGTAGATCAACGCGCCATTCGCCGTAATCGTCGCGCTCGGGAAGGTCAGATCATCGAAGTCGATGAAAGCCGTCGTGCCCGATGAAGTCGGAGCCTGCGAGATCGTCAGCGTCAAGCCGCCAGCCGGGTAGTTCGTGCCAGACGAGGACACTTCATCCGTCGTGCTATACGCCGTGGTAGCAGCACCCAACGTGGCCGAAGAAGTGAACAGCGCAAGCTTGAACACATCCGCAGCGGTCGAAGCGCGAACAACACCTGAACCAAAGTTGTGTACGCCCTCAAGGATTTGAACCTTGAAGCTCGTCGCCATTGCCTGAGTAATAGCCATTATAGGTCTCCAATTAAATGTGCAATTTCCGAATAACCCTGTTTATCTAGCTTTTTGCAAATCTCCTTACGCTCAATCTCTTGTGCTTCGGTAAGGTACTTCACAAGCCAATAGTGCAGGGCTTCTTTCGTATCAACGCGGAGAATACGGTTGGCCGCACGCTCTGCGATTTCATCTACAGTATGCCCGCGATGATCCGTGGTCTGTACAAAGACATCCCCAATTTCTGTGTTTCCGTTAAACATCAAGTCACCGGAATCCTAACTTGTCCAGAACGATACGCATCTTGACGATCCAAGCCATCGCCAAGACGTTTGAGAAGTCCCAGTGACTCCTGATATTTCTGCTCGTAGTACTGCATCAAATCCGGATCACCTTTGAGATAGGTATAGCCTTCACGGATACAACCGTAAAGAAGCACTGTCTCAAAGTTATCGCTCAACCACGTATTACCTACGTTCACGATAGACGCCGGGTAATAGTAGTAATGTAGTTCAGCCGTATACGCCTGATCGGGAGTTGGCCCAAGGATCATGGTGTTGTCGTCCCAGATCGCGTAGTACTTAGGCTTACCCGTGCTGTTCGGCGGCGGATACGCAGCGCGGATGTAGTTCACATCCTTGTTCAGCAAGTACTCGTACTCGCCCGTGATCGGGTCAATCACGGCCAGCGAAAACGTCGAGAGCCAGTCCGAGGGCAACTGGAAGTACGGGAAAGTATTCGTCATTGTTCCCGTGACGTTCTTACGGATGGCCGGGATTTGAACGGAGTTGTAAATCCGCTCTTCAGCTAACTGCACAAAAGTCGGGATATTAGCCACGAAGCTTTGCTCCGTGGACTCACAGTAATCCTGAATCAGTGTAGAAAGCTGCGTGTAATTCACGGAGTCCAGCCCGCCCGATACTTCATGTTGGTATCAAGGTTGATCTGCGATACGAACTTCTTACCCTTCGTCGCAGCACCCGCACCCTTCATATCCATGTGGGTGACGCCCTTGTTCACATCCTTCTCCGGGTAGCCGTTACGCCCCGTGGAGTCGGTGTTCGGCCTAATCTTGCCGGGATTCAATTCTTTCATGGCGCTTACCTCGGACCCGAAGAGCCGCGCATCGGCTTACGTTGATTCATGACTTTCGCCATGCCGCGACCGTACTTCTTCATGTCGCTGTTGGTCTTGCCACCAGCACGAAAGCCTTTAGCGTTCTTGCCGTGAGCCTCGCTCGCCGGAAGTTTGGCGTGTTCCTTCAAAGTCATAGCCATCTCAGTCTCCTAGGTCGTAACGACCGTTACCGTTCCCACCTGACCAAACGGCGCTAAATCATTAGGCGTCAGTCCGGCATCATCCGCTCTGGCACCGCCCACGGGTGCCCAGCCCCATTGTATCTGACGGCTACCATTGGCACCGTCATTACCGACCGCAAAATAACTCGTATCCGGTCTCGGGTTCCGTAGAGCCTGCGGGTCGTCCACAGGATACAGACCAAGAGACAACTGGGGTTGGTCAGGCTCCCAGCACTCCGGACAGACCAAGATATTCACGTTCTTGGTCTTCACCACAATCGACTTTAACTGGCGCAGTTTGTACTGAAACCCGCACCGGTCGCACATCGCAATCGCGTGTTTGCCACTTGCGAACCTGTTTGGCATTAGTAGCCACCCAAGAAGCTCTCACGTGGAACAAACCGCACCGCCGCCTTTTCCCGATCCTCGCCAGCCGCCAAGTCCCAAGCCTCGTCGTACTGGGCTTTCAGGATTTGCGTGCGTTCAGCCGCACCCGGAATCTTCATCGACAGCATATAAGCCAGACCTGCCACCATGCAGGGCAAAAACCGAAACGGAATGTCCTGTCCGTTCACGCCCGTGCCGGGATCAAACATCCGACGCAGGCGGGTGTAATACAGAATCCATGTAGTCGAGTTGTCTGGCTTCGGCCATACAGTGAACTGCGGATAGACCACGACGTTATCCGCGCCGGTTGCACCCGTACGCCGATTGATCCAAATCTGAATCGGGCGACCCGTCGCATTCTTGTTCGGGATCGACACGTAGGTGCTAGACGAGATACGACTGATATTGATGTCCTGCTGATTTTGCCCAGACCCCGTGCGGATCACGTGGTCAAGCAGGTCAACCGTATCTACCGGCAGGTCGTACGTGCCGACGTTGTAGGTCAGCGTCTTGGTGCCTTCCTCTAGCGTCCAGAGGTTAATGCCTCGGTTTGACCAGTCCATCAGGAGCAAAGCAAGACTACGCTTCGACGTACGGAAGTCGTATCCCGTACGCAGTTCAGCACCACAACGCTCGAAGGCCTCCTCAATAATTGTATTAAGGTCGAGGTTGAAGTCTGTCGTAGCTGTAGTCTTGTCTACCATTACTTGCCCCGTTCTTCGATCAACTTGACCCGCACTTGCAGGTCGTGGATGTCTTCCATAATGTCGTCTTTAAGTTCCTGACGACGGGCGGCGCTCAAAGGACTATCGGTAGGTACCCCATCTTCGGTAATGAGAATGGGGATTTTAGACTCGATAGCAATCAGACGATTGTTGAATGATGCGATCTCCGCCAACAACCAGCCCACAGCGGCCAGCAGCACCGGAAACAACATATCCACAATCTTCTGCATGTTCACTTCTTACTTGCCCCTTTGACGATACGCACGGGTTTTTTGCGAGATACCTTTGGGCTGCGCGACGAACTGCTTGCCTTGGGCTTTTCCTTTGCGCTTGGCGGCGGTGGTTCGGGCGTATTCAGCAGGGCTGAGAGCTTTAATCGCAGCCTCTGGTAGATACCTTTCACCCGTGTCAGAAGATCGTTTACCACTCTTCGTCCTCCACTTCTGGGCAGTCCATGCCTTTAACGACTGCTGCGGAGCCTTCATGACTTGTACCCGCCGCCCTTCTCTTTGTAGCGTTTAGCCAACAACTGCGCCTTACGAGCCGACCACTGACCTGCTCCCGTGCCTTGCGTTGCCGAAGCCTTGATTGACTCAAATAACTTCTTACGCATACCGGGCTTCGTGTAGTTACCGGCTTGGTTGACCTTGCTCTCGCCGCCTTCTTTAAAAGTGCGGATGGGTTTACCCGTCCCTATCACAGGCTTAGAATCCCCGCGCCGCTTTGCTCGCGGCACCTTTTTGGGGTTGATATCACCCATGCCTCGGGAGGGCATCATCAGACCATCCGCCCCTTTGTCTTGCCGCGAACAGCGATGCCGTCAGCACGCTTGGAAGCGGAAGATTTGACAGAGCCGCCCTTACGGAAACCCGCTCCACGCGCTAAGCGGCTGAAAACACTGCCTTCGTCTTTATACTTTTTGTCAAAACCCGCACTAGTAGCGCGGATTGACTCGCCAATCTTCTGATCAACGGTCATATTCCGCTTACCGCCACGGCCAGACGGACCACGCTGACCCATGCCAGTCTTATCCGTCACGGTGTCACGGGCGTAGATCTCGCTAAAGTCAGGACGCTTGCTCTTGACTTTGACTTCATCATCAAGGGTTTTGTCAGCCTTTTCTTCCTTGGTATCAGTGGTGTACTTCTTACCACGCCAAGTGAAAGTGCCTAAACCCTGCTTACGTGCGGCCTTGAACGCGTCACCGAAGCTGATGTTAGTACCACCAGCACTCCCTGACTTTGCATAATCTGTCGGGCCACCCTCTTCAAATTTACGCATTTTGTGTTTCATACAAATTTCCCACGAGTTTTACCACGCTGAGCAATACCGTCAGCACGCTTGGAAGCGGAAGACTTAACGGCACCGCCCTTTTTGAAGACACCACGGCCTTTCAAAACGTCAGCGCGAGTAACCTTACCGTCACCCGTCAGGTCAGGCATACCACCGCTCTTCATGCCGATAGTGTCAGCCTCGGGACTCTTCTGGAAGTTCTCATAAGCCTCGCGCATCTTCTTAGCCATGTCTTGATCTTTGACGGCTTGAATAGCAGCAGCCTGCTTCTGAGCCGCAGCCTGACCACGGGGGCTGGTAGGACCATACGACCCGCGAGTTTTTGGACCGCTGCTCATTAGCAGTAACCTCCTTTATTCATCTTAACTTCCTTACCCTTGGTCTTGCCTTTCACAGCGATGCCATCGGCAGCTTTACGGTACGGGCCGCTAACTTTGCCGCCCTTCTTCATGCCGTACTCGGCCTTCTCATGCTTAATCATGGATTTGGGAGCGCCCTTCTTTTTCATAAAGGCAAGCTCTTTCTTAGCCATTTTCTTGGAATCTTTCACGGAACCCCCCTTTTTATAGGCGACTTCCGGTTCAACCGGACGATTGATACGAGTAGGAGGCGCAACCATAGCCCGACCCGCCATATCTGCACTCGGACCTCTCATGGCTCGACCAGCCATGTCTGCCATACCTTTACCAAATCCTCGACGCATCATTTGGATTTACTCCTGAATTTGCGGCCCTTGTCGGCCTTATTAAATTCCTTCGCTACTTTCATCGGAACGCCAACTTTTTTAGCAAAGGCTGGGTTATGTGCGGCAGCGGCCATAAGGTTACGCTGTGCTTTAGACTTGCTTGGCATTGTGGTTCACCAATCTGTCTATCTTCTGCTCCAGCCGGTCAAGCCGGTCAAGAAGCATCTGGGCATCGGCTCGGACTTCTGCACGGGTGACATGATCACGAGCCACTTCTTCTCGGGTCTTGTTGAGGAGAATGCCCAACCGTTGAAGTTCGGCAAACTTTTCTTTCACAACAAAACCCAAAACGGCCACGATTCCCGTAAGAACCATGTTCCAAACCAACATTTCCATTTCAACAGTTCCATGCTCTGAGGGACTTGTTGATACGACTGTTGGGATCATTGGCCGTCTTCGCACTCGTCAGCTTTTTCTTCATGCCCTTCATGCGAGCACAGAAAGAATCTCGTCGGGCACCACCTTCAGGCTGGGGTCGTTTCAGACCCGGTTTGCCGGGGTTGGCTGCGTTATACGACGCCCGCCCCTTGGCATTTAAACCGCCTTTTGGATTTTTCCCTTCTTTACGCTGCCAAGCGGGAGACTTAGCCATAGATCACCATCGTCGAAATTACGGCTGACGGGACGATGTAAATGTTGTTTTGAAAAAGCAAACCTTCACCGGGCATCAGGATGTAATCCGCCGAAGTCGAACTTGCCTTGGTGTTAACAACAATTTTGGTAGCGCCACTTGCGCCGCCGTCGATAAACGTAACGGTACCGGCACCCGAATCAGGAACGATGTAGATCGCCTTTACACGGGCACGGCCAATAACGAGGCTATTCTGGTCCAACAACTGACCTGCATCAGTGCGGACCTTACTAGCAAGGACATCTGTTTGCATACCCATCTGAGTCTCCTGTAATGGATGAAGGGGGCTAACGCCCCCCTACGAAATCTTACGGAGTCAGGCTGGAATACAGCGCGATGTACTTAACGGTCGAACCAATCTTGACCGGAATATAGCCAGCTTGGGCCGAGACCGAACCCGTGGCAACACCAGCAGTGACCGTGGTCGTGCCAATAACAAGGGTCGTGGCGCTGACCAGATTGCCAGCGATATCGCCCTCAAAGCCATTGTCAGACTTAACCGGGCCGGAAAAAGTAGTACGTGCCATTTCAATTCCTCACATGCGAGTTGTGTTTACCAGTCTGCATGTCGTCAGTCGGGGCTGTCTGGTAAACAAAATTTTCCCGATAACGACTGTATATCACTAAAAAAGAAGGGCTACAAGCATCGCTACTTGTAACCCTTCAATCGCTAGCCCTCTAGGGAGAAAGCTATTAGGACGCGCCCGGCGAAGCGAACATGCCCAGCGGATCCGACCAGCCGAAGCTATAACGCTCGCGGCTCTTGTACCGGACGTTGCCGGTGTCGAAATCGCCGTCCATGCTGTTTTGCAGCGGGGTACGAACGAAGTGCTTCATGCCGTTCGGAACGTCGGTCGTCAAGAACCAGCCGTTCGGATCAGTCAGGAAGTGGTTCACGGT